AAAAGACCAGCGGCCTTAAGCCGCCCTTCATCGTGGTCTACGGGCAAGCCGGCGTCGGTAAAACAACGCTAGGCGCGCAAGCCCCGAATCCCGTGTTCCTGCAAACCGAGGCCGGCGAAGGCACGCTAGAGATCAATGCGTTCCCGCAGGTCAAAGATTTTGCCGAGGCGCTAGAAGCTATCGCGACTCTGATTGAGCACGAGCACGATTACGAAACACTCGTCATCGATAGCTTGGATCATCTCGAACCGATCATTTGGAAAGAGGTTTGTAAGACCCAAGGCATCGACTCGATCGAGAAACTCGGCTACGGCAAGGGTTACGTGTTCGCGCTTGATTACTGGCGCGAGCTCATGGCTGCGCTAAACGCGCTCCGCGCTAAAAAAGGCATGGCGGTCATCATGATTGCTCATACCCACATCCGTAAGTTTGAGTCGCCCGACAGCGACACCTACGACCGATACGAAATAAAACTTCACAACAAAGCGAGCGGCCTCGTGCAAGAGAGTGTCGATGCCGTGCTGTTCGCTAAGCATGTAGTGGTAACGAAAAAAGAAGATAAGGGCTTTGGACAAACGCGCGTGCGCGGCGTCAGTACTGGCGAGCGTGTGCTCTGCGCGAACGAAAAGCCTGGCTTCGTAGCGAAGAATCGCTACGGGCTACCCGACGAGATCGACCTTTCGTGGTCGGCATTCCAAGACGCAATAGCGACAGCAATCAACGGAGAAACGAAATGACGAGTTTTGCATTTGACGTAAGTAGCGCGCCCGAGGCGGCGCCCGCAACGAACAAGTACGCCCCCATTCCTGCGGGCGATTACAAGGCGATGATCACCGAAAGCGAGATGAAACCAACGCGCGCTGGCACTGGCCAATATCTGCAGTTGGTTTGGGAGATCATCGATGGCCAGCATGCTGATCGAAAGATCTGGGATCGATTGAATTTGGTCAACCCTAACCCGACGGCCGTGTCGATCGCACAGCAAGACCTCGCGTCGATCTGTCGCGCAGTTGGCGTGGACAAGATCAGCGACACGGAGGAGCTGCACTACAAGGAAGTGATGGTCACCGTGACGATCCGCAAAGGCGACAACGGCTACGAAGACTCGAACGAAATCAAAGCCTACGCCCCGGCCGGCCGCTCCGCGCCCGCCGCAGCGCCCGCAGCCCCTGCTGCTGTCGCGACTCCCGCTGCCGCCGCTCCTGCTGCGCCAGCCCCCGGTAAGAAGCCCTGGGAGTAGGTCATGGTTGCCCTGCCGGAAGAGCAGCACACCACCCTCAAGCTTGTTGAGCGAGCGACCGAGGATGCGCAGGCCACCAATGGCGGTGGCCGAGCGCACCTTGGAGCAAGCCTGATCGGTGATGAGTGTCCGAAAAAATTGTGGTTTATCTTTCGATGGGCCGCGCAAACCAAACACTCTGCTCGCCTGCTTCGATTGTTTAATCGCGGCGCCCGTGAGGAGGAAGTGTTTAATTTTTTACTGCGCCAGGCTGGCTTAATTGTGTGGGACGTTGACCCCGACACTAATCAGCAATGGCGCGTAGAGGCCGTCGGCGGTCACTTTGGTGGCTCGCTTGATGGCGTGGTTCAAGGATTGGTCGAAGCGCCTAAGGCGCCGCATGTTAGCGAGCAAAAGACGCATAACGACAAGTCATTTAAAAACGTGCGATCGAAGGGTGTGCAGGAATCTAAGCCCGAGCACTACGCGCAGATGCAGGTGTACATGCACCTGATGAACATTGACCGCGCGCTCTACCAGGCTGTGAACAAGAATGACGATGAGCTCTATTTCGAGCGCGTGAAGTACGACAAGCAGACGGCCGAGGGTTTACTCGCAAAAGCAGAGCGAATCATTACGAGCGATCTACCGCCCGAGGGCATCAGTCACGATCCTGCGTTCTATAAGTGCAAGTGGTGCGACCAGAGCAACGTGTGCCACGGCAACCAAGTACCGCAGGCGAGTTGTCGAACGTGCTGCTTTTCCACGCCAGAGACGGACGGAGACGCACGCTGGTCATGCAGCAAGCACGGTAGAGACCTCAACCAAGAAGACCAACGACTCGGCTGCGATCAGCACCTGTTCATTCCTGCCCTGCTCACTAACTGGGCTGACTGCATCGATGGCGATGATGACGCTGTGCGCTATCGAAACAAATCGACCGGCGCCGAGTTTGTGAATGGCGAAGGCGGCTTCACGTCAAAAGAGATGGCCAAGGTGATCGACGTGAGCGTTCTTGGCGATCCGATCGTGGACACGCTCAAGCAGGAATTCGGTGCGGAGGTCGTTGGTTAGTGTGGATAGTGCCGAAAACCCTGCAAGCGTCATTGCCTTTTGCGCTGGATACGGTGGCATCGAGCGAGGACTTGAACTCGCTGGCGTCAACCATCGAGTCGTCGCTTATGTGGAGATCGAAGCCTTCGCCATTGCAAACCTGGTTGCGAAGATGGAAGCGGGAGTCTTGGATCCGGCACCTATTTGGTCGGATCTTAAAACCTTCCCAGCACACTTGTTTCGAGATCGAGTGGATCTCATTACTGGCGGATACCCATGCCAGCCCTTTTCGGCTGCGGGAAAGCGAAAAGGCGCAGACGATCCAAGGCACCTTTGGCCGCACATTAGAAGACACGTTCAAACAATCAGACCTTTTCGATGCTTCTTCGAGAACGTCGAGGGACACATCAGCCTCGGCCTGCAAGAAGTCATCGCAGACTTGGAAGCAGATAGTTATGAAGCGACGTGGGGAATATTCAGCGCGGCTGAAGTCGGCGCACCCCACCGAAGGAAACGAGTCTTCATTATGGCCGACGCCTGTGGCGCAAGACGACAACAAGTCGCCAGAAGCCCACATGCAAATGAAGCAGAGAATGAAGGGCGGACCTCGATTCAAGCCGACATCGTTGCAAGTGATGGTGAAAGGCGTCGAGCGGGGATTGTGGCCAACACCAACAACGCAGGACAACCCCCAAATGAGCGGCAAGGACAAGCGCGGGACAACGCTAGGTGGAGCGGTGCGGCAATGGCCGACGCCGACAGCGAGCGACAGTCAGGGTGGCCCGAGGGAGATGGATGGCAAGCGAGGTCGCGCATTGAAAGATCTAGCTCAATCAAGTTGGCCCACGCCAGCGGCAAGGGACTGGAAGGACACGCCAGGAATGGCGACTCAGGCGGGGAACCGAAGCAGGCTGGATCAGTTGCCCAGAGCGGTGTATGCAAAAAATTCGGATCAGAAATCTGGGACGTTGAACCCGACGTGGGTCGAGTGGCTGATGGGATTGCCGACAGGGTGGACCGACTTAGGCTCTTGGGCAACGGAGTAGTTCCACAACAGGCGGCGAAAGCCTGGATAGTTTTGAGTGAGCAGGTAAATGAGAAAGATGGTGATTGAGTTAGAAGAGCAGGACGTCGAAGAGATCATCGAGCTGATGCGCGAGATTAGTGAGCGACTAAAACTCAACCAAGACATGCTGGGGGTGCTACTTGCAAAAGCGTACCAAGAAGAAGGAAGGCACACGCAACGAGATCCGCATTAAGCGCATGCACGATTACCCGTCTTGCTACTACTGCGACGAGATGATCATCGACTGGTGCGCCGTTTATCAGAGCGTGCCGCCGGTCGAGTTTACGGTGAAGAAAAATGAGTGTGAGCATTTTAAGGACAGCCTCGGTGAGTACTGAGGAATTTAACAAGCTGTATTACCAACGCTGTTTGTGCGGGCAGATCGTTCGCCGCACAACCGGCGTGTGCCGGTCTTGTCGCGTGAAGCACAAGATCACCGATGTAGAAATGTTCCAGGCGCGTGGCGCGCAAGCGTGGTTGAGCAAAGCCTGGCGAACCGATTACACCATAGAGGAGCAAGCAGATGAGTGCGTTAGACAGACAAATTGGGGGATCGCATTACAAATCTCTAAAGCTGCAACCGATAGTTTTCTGTGAGATCAATGGGCTTTCGCCGATCGCGAGCAATATCATCAAGTACGCCTGCCGATACAAGACGATTAGGCGACATGGCGTTGCTCAACCGAATGTCGAAGACTTGCGCAAGATCATTCACTACGCCGAGATCGCGATTCAGATGGAGCTCGAAGCTGAGCCTGCGTGCGAGGAAGAGCAGTTCCGCACAGAGCATCAGTTCAAACCATTTAGCGATGAACGCGACGTTGTACTCAGTGAAGAGGTCGAAGACCCAAAGCTAAGCGCGCATCTCGCCAAAGCAACCTGCGAGGACGGCACATGCGATTTATGAGACGCCGCCGCTGGGGCGATAACCCGGAGCCATTCCCTCTGCATTTGCTGTTCTTGGCGTTCTGCCTGGTCGCTACGGGAGTGATTCTGTGGAGCTAGAGATCGATTACGACCTGCTCGCAGAAAAGATTGC